ACCTTCTCCCGTAGTACCATCATGATTATGACCGGTAGTTTCATGGAAGGCGGTAAGTACTTGGTTAAACTCCGCGTTAAGGGGAGCTGCACTAACTATTTCACCGCTAAGAATCTGCGCGGAAGATTGTCTAGAGTATCCTGCCATTATAAAATAGTCCTATTGTTGAGCAGCGCATCCCAGTATGGCAAATCAAGTGTAACCATTATCTGTACCCCGCATCTTGATATGTCACTGAAAAACCACTTATACTATATGGTGCCTGTGTACCGACAGATGTTATGATGACAGACATTGCCCTGCCCGAACCCTGTACATTAGTTTCTAGCACAGGACTGGTAGTCCCGTCAAATGTAAAAGTGGAATTATATGTGCCGCCTGTGGTAGTATATCGTAGCAATGCTCCGGCAGTCGTCAGTGGGTACGTAACTGGATTAGGAACCGTTGGATTGTCCCAATCAAATGCAATACCTAAGTTTATAGTAGAAGAACCTTCAGGTCTAGTAAAAAGTGACAGGTGCTGAAATATCTTTCTTCTTTCTGTAGACTCAAAGTAAAGAAAGGGTGTTGCGTAGAGAGAGACAACGTCTTCACCATTAAAGTCATTACCACTATCTTGTTTGTGTATCTTACCGTCTAAATCTCCATGAAGAATAACTTCTTTATCATCAATCAATCCACTAGTAGCTACAAAAGCTTGGATACCAAGTAGCTGTCCAAATTCCCAACCTACCCTGCGATCTGCAAAGCGTAAGCCCCCAATAATACCTTCTGTTGCAGTTGCTGCCGTACCTTCCGAAGGAAAGAAATAACGAAACTGCGTTTTATTTTTAATAACTACTGAGCACATATTGCTAAGAGTATGGTTAGCTGGTAGTGCCTGTAAAATCTGTTGTATAGGTTTTGATATTGTTTCTAATTCGATGTCACCAATACGAGCAGTACCCTGGATAGGACGAATGCCATCGGAAGCTAAGAAAAGAACATCCCCGCCAATTTCAATAATGCTATCTGACGCAATGCATCCAATATTATTTGTTACCTCGTGCAAAACAAAGTCGGATGTAGTATTACCTACTAGCTTCTTGATCTTGTCTTGCCCAAATACGTATAAGCTATCTCTGAACTTAACTATTCCTGTAATGTTAAATCCTACGTTTATTACTCCTGCACCACTTGAAGTCTGAAAGTTTAGGTCGTTGTTTGGTGCACTAAAAACTAAGGAGTTAGTATTGTCGGACATCCCTGCTAGAAACAAGTGGTTACGAAAGTCAGTACTGAATTTAGCCTTTTCTAAATCTTTGTTAGCAGCAAACTTATAAAAAAAGTTAATTGCTGTGCCGCCTACATTAGTTTGGTTAGAAACACCAGAAGGAGAAGATAACTCAAAGGTGTATGTGTCAACGTCTGCTATGGTAGCTACTGTAAAATCAGTGTCATTCATAGACACACCACCAACAGTAACGCTAACTCCACTAAATCTTACAGTATCGCCTACAGATAAACCGTGTGCTACATGATCTATTGTTACAGTAGCATCAGTATTTACTGAGTCAAAAGCGTTAGACAACTGCGCTTCTGTATCTGTAGCAGATGTACCCTGCTTATCATACATGTCGATAAAGGTAGCACCGCTATGTCGCCAAGGTCTATTTACTCCATCAGTTACAACTGTTACTTCTATCCCGGTAAAACTATGACTTGATACCCTAAGTTTATCTACTCCTACTGCACTTCTTGTGGTAACTAGTAAGTTACTTCCCCATCCTGCCCCAGCAGTGTACTTGTACACACTATAGTTATAACTGTACGAAAAAGTAGTAACACCGCCACCACCGCCACTTACTGTCGATGTAGCAGCAGAAGTATGTACAAATTTATAAGTATTAGCATCTACTACTTCTGAGACGGTAAACTCTACCCCGTTCATACTTAAACCACCAACAGTACTAGCGTCAGTAAACGTAAGGAAGGAACCTACCGTCAAACCATGTGAGCTATCAACAACGGTAACTGTCGTACTTTCATCAGCAGTAGTGAAAGGATTGCTACCTACGCTCCCTGTACTGTCTCCTGTGTTACGCCGCGCCGCATAGATAGCATTATTGTGTATCCAAACCCCTAGTATTCGTCCACTACCAGTGACTGTAGTATAAGAACTATCGTAAGCAGCAAAACCTCCAAGTCTACGGTATCCACCGAACTGGGAAATCTCAAAGTTTAGCATCCGTATAGCAGCACCTGGATTAGACGCGGCAAGAGACAGGGCATCTTCGTTTGTGTACAAGCCCCCTCTAGCTAGTACCGTTACGTCTTTAAGCGCATCAACCATTACGGGTTACCAGGAGGTGTATTAAGTAAGTAAGCCATCCTCGTATCTCTAATCTCAGTAAATCTATTGATAAGAATAGAACGCATGTGATCTATCCCCAAATCAAACTTTTGTCGTGCCTGTGCCGCTTGTTGTGAGTTATCACGAAACATGTAACAGTGGTATAAGGCTCCGTCTATTACAACATGTTTGTATGCATCAGGAACTGTCATAGTGTCCGTAGCGGCGCTTAAATCTGTATGATAGGCGTAGTAGTCGTATGATACGCTGTACGCAGCGTTTGGAATTTGTGTAAAACCCGCTTTATCGTCAGGAGTACGGTATATATAGGTAGGTTGATCATAGTCTCCACTAGTAGCCTCACTATCTCTCTCAAAATAACGAGATAGAAAAGTATCGTAGTTAATTTGCTTCAGCTTTCTGGCCGCATAATCGTTATCTGCGTCATAGTTAATACGAAAGCTATTCCAATCAGCAATCTTTAAAGTAGTAGCCAGTGCGTATGAAGCTGTTCCAGAAACTAACGTCAAAGATCCCGTCGTATGATTAAACGGAAAGAAATATTCCCGTTGAGAAATTTCATGTAGTGATGCATTCACAGCATCTTTAACTTGTGCGCGGAAACCAATAACACTAGTAAAATCATCTGCACCAATTTCGACTTCGTTCAGTCGGCGCAATGTATCATTTACTAGTGTGAGAAAAGTTGTCGCCATTAAATTACCACCAGTTAAAAAAGTAGGAGTGGGGTTTTTACACCCCACCCCATGTAGCTTTACGCAAGCGTATCACGATCAACGTCACTGGCTTCAAGAACACCAATGTCGTCAACATTCGACAGCCACGCAAAAACGCGGATCTTACCCGTTAGGGTAGTACCGGTTTGTGCCTGGATAAGAATGTCGAGCGTATCAGCTGCAGCTGGTACAATCGCACACCCAGGTGCAGCAGGAACCGCATAGGCACCAGCCGCTGCAGCGTCGAAATCAAAGGCATCGACAAATGCATCTGGATCACCACCAGTCACGCCCAAATCAAGAGCGCAATCGGAAGAAGTACCAGTATGAATAGCGGTACATTCCATGCCAGCAGACATAATCATCGTGTTGGCAGGGATCGTAAGTGCTTCAATGATATCGGCAGCAGCCAGTGCAGTACCTTTAGCGGTAACAGCAGCAGCAAAGTCGATTTCATTCTGAACGTAGTACGGACTACGCCCACGAGCGCCAGGGTTTCGGACGGTCGAAGCAAGAGTAGTAACGGTAGACATTATCTACGCCCTCCCTAGACTAGGTTATATTTGGCATTCACAAGACCTTCTGGACGAAGAATCTTGCGACCATACAAATGCATACCCCGAACGATGTCAGCAAAGCTGTCGGGATCGCGATAGGTTTCAGTCTTATTAATCTGCTCTGCAGTTGCAACAGCAGACATATGACCAGCACAAATCACACCGTAGTTGGAAGCATTGGTTCCACCAGTAGTGGCAGGACCGGTTCCAACGGAAGGCATGTTGTTAGAGACATATACCTTAAAACCGTGAAGGTTATTAAGGATAAGACCATTTTGGAGGCCATCGCCCCCGAAGTCAGCGTTGAAAAGACGAGAGTCTTCATCACGCAGAAGCTCAACAAACACCGGATCAATAACGAGAAACCGGCTATTGGTATCAACATTCTGCTGGTCAAGAAGACGAGCCATACGGTTGATTACCGAGAGAGCATGAGCATTACCAGAACCCGGAGTAGTATCCGTGGCACCTGGAGCGCGGGCGTCTACACCAACACTATTAGCAGAAGAACCACCGAAGTCATCCCCACGAATTTCCATTGAATCTAGGAGTTCGTCAGAACCAGCGGTTGAAACAGACTTGCTACCATTTACAGTGGTATTAACCACGTTGGGCGTACCATGGAGCGCAGTTTGTTTGAAACCACACATGTAACCTAGAACATCTTGGTCAAACTGGTCAGCAAGCCGATAGGCCGCACGATCAGTAGCAAGCTGTTGGAAGTTTACATGACTATGTGCTTCCTCAATATCGTCAACCTTGAAAGCAAAGTAATTTGCTTTGTCAATGGTCAACGAAAAGTCTTCATCGTCAAGATCCTGTGGAGTAATAGTTGTTCCACGGGTGTATGCCTTGACAGTGATTTCGGGCTCTTTGATAACTTTAACGCTATCACCCATGTTGGCGATTTCGCCAAAGTAATCGCTATTAGAAATAGCTTCTACAACAGAGCCTTTACGAAAGGCTAGCTGAACCTGCTTTGAATAGATAACCGGTGAGAAATTACCATTAGGCAGGTTGTTGTACC